CGTAGCAGTAGCTGCTGAGGCTGACGCTGCAGAAGCTGCTGTGTTTGTTGAACTAAGTGACGATGCAGCACTACTTGCAGAGGTTGATGCATTAGTTGCTTGCGTAGTAGCTGTTGAAGCTGATGCAGCAGCATTTGTTGCACTTGTTGAAGCATTAGATGCTGAAGTCGCTGCAGCAGTTGCTGAGTTACCTGAGCTAACTGAAGAAGCAGAAGCACTAGTAGCTGAATTAGTTGCACTAGTAGCTTGTGATGTAGCTGTGTTAGCTGAATTAGTAGCACTAGTAGCAGAGTTAGTAGCAGTCGTTGCAGAAGCTGCAGCAGCAGCAGCGTTGGCTGCCGAAGAAGTAACTGCACCTAAGATGCTTGTTGCTGAGTTAGCTGCAGAGGTAGCTGAACTGGCTGCAGCAGTAGCTGAGTTAGTCGCTGAAGTAGCTGAGTTAGTGGCGGATGTAGCTGACGCTGTAGCACTTGCTTGTGACGCAGCAGCAGCAGTAGCGTTGCCTTGTACTACGTCTGCTAAAGCAACAATTAAAGAGGCTTCACTCGCTGCATCGGCTGTAGCATCACCTGCTCCACCAGGACCACGATAAATAGGCATTTAGTCCTCTTTGGATGTAGTAATTGTTGATTTCTTAACAACTACAGGCTTTACCTCTTCAATCACTTCTACATAATCAGGATGTGCTTTAATCTGAGCAATGTCCCATTCATTAACAAACTCTACCGTATTACCACTCTGTACACATTTAAATAAAGCCATGATTTCTCCAGTTTAGTTAAATACTCGGTTAGAATACTTAAATAAACTGCCCCACCTTGTGAGTAGGGCAATCTATATGTTACTTAAGCAGGTACTGCTAAAGCAACGGCAGAACCGTCACGTAACTCTTTAACACCAAAGAGTGTATCGGCAGTAAACAATGTGCCTAGATACTCTTGTTTGTATTGAGTCTGTGAACGAATACCCATCTGCTCAACTAGTACAGCAAAGTCACGATGACCTAACAAAGCAACTTTAGTAGCTGTAGAACCAGAAGTTGTATCAGCGTTATTAGTTACGAATACTGGAACACCGTATACGTTACCAATTTCACCGTTACGGATTGTGTTGCTTCCACCAACTTCACCAACAAATGCTTGCTCAGTGAAACGTGAAATACCCATTAAAGTATTACGTGTTGAAGGAGGAACAATTAAGAACCGTCCGTCCATTGGAGTATCGTTGTCATCTAAACGCTGAATAGATCTACGAATAGCAGCGTCTGTTAGAGCAGCAAAACCAGTGTTAGAAGCAGCAACATAAGCAGTTGTTCCGTCTGCACCAGAGAAAGCACCACTGTATGCAGAAGTTCCACCACCACTTTGAACACCACGTCCTAATTGAACTAAAGTGCTATCAACTTGACGAGCTAGTGCATAACCAGCATCATCAGTGTAGAACTGACGCATAGAAGCTAATGCTTGTGCTTCAACGATGTCTTCAATTAAGATTGAATATTCGAAATGTTTATCGATGGTAACAGCAATGTTTGTTGCAGTATCAGTTACGAGAGTAACTTGAGTAGATGCAGCTTTTGCTGAAGCAGAACCACGAGCAGGTTTAGGAATATTTAGTGTATCGCCTTTTTTGCCTTTGAAAGAAATCTTCTTAACAAGATTAGCAAGAACTAAGTTCTTCTTGTATGTTGCAACTACTTCGTCACTCCAGATTTCTGGAATAAACGCAGCACCTGTAGTGATTGTTTGATGCGAAGTACCTAAAGCCATTTTTAATCTCCTAAATTATAAAATAAAATTATTTGACTCTTCCTTCAGCGTATGCAGCCATAATATCAGGTTGCATAGCGTTATATCTTTCAGGATCGGTCATTCTTAAACGGATAAGATCGACACGTCTATAAATAGGTTTACTTATCTCCCCTGTACCACCCTTCTGTACGGCTGCGGACTTTAAGGCTTGTTCTCTAGTGCCTTTACCTGCTTCTTTTAATGTATCATCTGACTGTTTAGCCTTTATTCCTCGCAAGGAAGTAAAGTTTTCTAACAGTTCATTTGCTGCATCTAAGTCGTAGTTATGAGCTTTAGAAAATAAGTCAATCCGAACCTTTGAGGCTTTAATCCAATTAGTAAAATCTTCACTAGATACAATCTCTGAGAAATCAGGATAAGCCTGTTGTAATTGTGACAGTGCTTGACCTCTTCTCTGCATCTCTGCTTGTTCTGCTAACTGCTTAACAAGAGGATTGTTCTCTACTGCATAGTTTACTGCTTTGGCAGGATCTTCAAAATAATCTATTTCGTTATGTGTAGCACTTGGCTGCGTGTCTTGCTTTGTTGTATTGAGTTGTTGCTTGATAACATCATCTAATAACTTTCGGCTTTCACCAACTTCTTGAGCTTGTCTACCAATTAACTTTTCAGATTCTTGGTGCATCCTGATAATGTCTTCTAGAGATTTACCTCTATACTTATCAGGTACTGCTACTACTGGTTCAGAGTTATCTACGTCTTTTGTAGGGTCTTGTTCAGTTTGTTGCTCTAAGTTATTAACATTACTGTCATCTTCGGGCACTTCAATAAATTCAGCCATGTGTTGTCTCCTGTCGTATAAGATTGTAGGATATTAAAAATGACTCGATGGTAACGAAACCATTTATGAGCCATGCTCTGCGTTTGTTTTCTTTTCCTGTGCCAGCTTCTCAGCTCTCACACGAGTCCATCTATCGTATGAGGATACATGGAGTCCACTGAAGGGTTCTAAATAGATCCCAACAGGAGAAATGATACGAGTTGCAGTCTCGTCACACCCACAACACGGAACAACTTTTACCGTTTCATCAACGAATCGTTCCGTAATGTGTGAATTCTTACACTGATAATCAAATAATCGTCTACTCATCTTCAGAGTCTTCGTTTACCAGTTGGTCATATACTTCTATACTTGCATTTCTGAGGTGCTTTAGCCAATTCAATATTGACATCTCACCTTTCTTAAAATGCAACTGTTGTTCTGTCTCTACTCCAGCTAATGTGTCTGTTGCTTTGAGCATTATCTCGATGTCTTCTAACAAATCAACCCACCCTGGAGTTGTCATCATTGAGAAGCGATTCTCGTAGTACTCTTGTAATTCCTTATTCATTATCTTATCCTATAGTAGGGGATGTAGAATATATTATATCATAGTTTTTTCACTTTGTCAAGTGTTTTTTAACTTATTTTTGTGATTTATACTGTAATTGTGCAAAAGCTATCCGTTCATTAGAGTTTACGTCTGCTTCTTTGATAGCTAACTCAGCAATCTTCGCTCTTTGTTCAAACTCTCTCTGTCCATTATCCTTATTAATGTTATTAGACAAGGCAGCAGCCAGTTTAGCTTGTGCTTCTACAGGAATAACTTGTGTTTCAGCTACACTTTGACCTGCGTCAGCCATTGCTTTCTTAGCTTGAGCATCATAAAGCTGTATCTGAGTCTGTTTCATCTGCATATCAAGCATCATTGCCTGTTGAGCCATCTGTTGTTGCTGTGGGTCAGGCTGTGACATCTTTTGTAACTGTAGGATAATCTCTTCTCTATTGGATAAACTAGAGGATTGGATGATTCCTTGGAGCAATATAGGTGTAATAGGGCTTTGAGGTCCTAAAGTCTGCATTAAACCTACCATCTGTTGCTGTTCATACTCTCTAGCTATCATACCCATTGTAGATAGAGGTACAAAGTTAAAGTCTTGAACAGGATAACGCTCAGGATCAAACTGCATGAATCTCCAAGCTGCACGTTCAATAAACGGTACAAGGAAGTCTTCTTGGAAGTTAATCAAGGCACGTTTGTTCTTCTTCATCAAACCTGATAGAGCCATCGACATACCAGCACCAGAGGCTTCTCCTGCAGCGACAGACTGAGGCATAGATGAACTATCTAGTGTGCCAGTAGCTTGTAATAGCATCTGTTGGAAAGTCTGAGCAGTCTGCATATTAGAGCCATCAGTAGAGCCAAACTTAAATGGCATCATGATCTCAGCAGGATTACCGTTAACTAGGAAGTTCTTTCCAGGTCTGACTTCATACTTAGCACCTCTAGGAAGCCTTGTAGCGTCCATAGCCATCATTGGAGCAGTAGTTAATGCTAAACTATCTAAATGACTACGCATCTGTGCGTCAAGGGCTTTCTGCATATTGTAGCCCTTCTCAGCAGTACCACGTCCCCAGAAGCGTCCAGGCATCGAGTCAGCTTGATAAGCAATCATAGGACGATCTTTCATCATATAAGGAGATGCTTCAGCTTTAAGTAGATATTGTTTATCAGCAATAACAACTACAGCTTCTACCATGTCAGAGTAATCATCGGCTAAAGAGTCTTCAGGGAATAACTCTTCTGCTTTAGATTCAGATTCTTCTAAGCCTTCAAGCATTGAACGAGGAACTAAACCATACCAGCGTATTACAGGAATCTTATCGGTACGAGATACAACATTCTCTTGAACAGGCTCTAAACGAGTGCTTGTGTATGTAGGAAGAATATTAATCTTACGATATATACCTTTTTCAATACCATCAACAATGGTGTAGTACGACATATACTCTTCAACAGCTACACCTAAAGATTCATCGACAGAATTAGCGTTAGGGTCAATTAAGAAGTTCTTAGGATTGATTGGATTTAAACCAACCATGAACTGTTTCTTTTCTTGCACACCGATAGCAGATACCTGAGCACCTGGGATAGGTTGTGTTGCAGGAGACATAACAGTCTTCTCTTCAACAGTGATCTCACCGATACCTGTACCGTACAGTTCAGCAAGAAGAATCACATCATCAATTGCTTTTTTAATCTTACTGTGTTTAAAGTCCTCATGCATCTGACGAGTAACTAACTCCATGTCAGCTTTGTTCTGGTCTTGTATGTCATCTTCAATATCAAAGAAGCGACCACGACCAAACACTGCTTCGGAGATCTCTGATTGTTTAGACTCGATAGCTTGTTGCATAGCAGGAGTAATTAATCGTGATCTTTCAGAGTCTCTAGTCTTATCAGCAGGATCCCATATACCACGGAACATCCTCTCATACTCTTCCCAATAAAGTGTATAGTTTACATCTCTATGATCTCTCCAACCATCACAATGATTATTAATAAAGCCAATAAGCTCTCTATCTGCATCAGAGGTTGGAACTTCTTCGTCTTTACCTAAAAACTTACCTACTTGTGGATCAGCCATTATTTTCCTCTATAGAAGACTTAATTGAACTTTCAAAGGGGTCATCATACTCAACTTCTCTTTCTTCAGTAATCGGACCACCAACAAGCCATGCACTGCAGGTACGAGAAGCAGCACATTTAAAATCAAATAACTCACAATAACCTAAACCAGCATTCTCAACTACATCTTCAGCATAGCTTTCTTCTGACATATCTATGCCGTTAGTAATACATTCCATCATGCTAGGGGTTTGAATAAATGCAGAGCAGTTACCACAACGCATGGTCTTAGCTTGATCAGTGGTAGTGTTCCACTCTTCAGCTCTAGCAGCCCAAAAGACTTTATTAGGCTCTTCAGGGTTAGCAGGACCGTAACCTACTTCTTTAAATGCCCAATCACGGTTCTTGAGGTTTGTTTTAATATCACGAGTAGCTATAGGACAGATCATATTAGTAAGCACTTATAATGTCTAAAGGTTCATAATCTTCTTCGTCATCATCGGAGAAGTACGTAGTTACTACAAGTTGATCAATATAACTTAAAGAATCCAGTAAATCGTCATGCACCTGTGGTGTTGGGAACATTAAGAACTCATCCTTAAAGTCTGCCCATTCTTCTTCTTCATTCAGGATTACTTTACCGTGTTCAAAGCGACCCTGGAGTGACCAAATGATTCTTTCTGTTTTCTTACGATTACCGTGTGTTAAGTCTTCGATATGACAATAAACATTATTTGAACGCATTAAGTCACTTAGGTACGGCAAGACAGCATTCTTTAATGATCCTCGCTCGATACCTACAGCCATTGGTCTAAACTCTTTGACATTCTTTAGAATCCTAGCTGCAGTCTCTTTAACGTCCCAACGACCTGTCTCAATCTTATTCACAAACCACACACCATCTTCAGTGGATTTCACAACAGCAATAGCAGTCTTATCTAAACGATTCTTACGTGCCTGTGTGTTGTTGATGTTCTCAAAGCCAGCTAAGTCTACTGCAATATAATAATTACCGTACTCAGGCTCTGGACCATACTTTAACCATGATTCTTTAAATACGTCAGTACCAGCGTTGTCGAATGAGGCTTCATACTCTTGCTTAAAGGAGAATGAACTTAAAGACTTCTTTGCACCTTCAATCTCTTCAGGATCAATTAATGGATTATCTCTTGTTGTAAAGTGCCAAGACTTCCACTCTGAATCTTCCTCGGACAAACCAAGGTTATACATATCATAAAACCAATTACGTCCTTTAGGAGTGCCGATAAATAACGCTCGACCTTTCTTATCAGAAAGAGAAGCTCTCAAGACCTTCTCCCAAGTATCTGCTTTAATGTCAGCTACCTCATCCAACACAAGGTACGTTAAAGACACACCTCGAAGCGTATCAGGGCGATCAGAGCCACGAACATAAATCTTAGCACCGTTAATCAAAGTAATATCCATGTTGTTAACGTGGCTGTTCGAGATAACATCCCGACCAAGATCCATAATAGCGTCCCAGATGATCTGTCGTGCTTGTCCTTGGGTGGGTGCGACATACATCACAGCAGAGCCTTTAGGACACTTTAAACCCTCAACAAGAAGGTTTACAACAGACAATCTTGATTTACCGCACCTACGACCAGCAACTACTACCTTGAAACGTGTAGAGTCGCTATAAACCTCTTTTTGCCAATCTAATAATTGAAAGTTTAGATCAGCCATTGTGTTCCTTGTAATCTACATCTTCGTAATCATTATCAATGACATCATCTTGTTCGACAACAGCTTCACCAATACCAGTGATATTAATTGTTACAGCGTTACGACCACCATTCTTATCTTTCTCAAACATCGACATCGGTAAGATACGATCCATTGCCATCTTTAGTGCTGCCATCTGACCAGGATGATTATCATCTTGACCAATCTGAATGATCTTCTCAATAACTTTCATGCCTGTAGTGCCAAGTAAGCGTTGTTTGAATTCAGCTAAGCGACCAGTGTTGTTCGGTGGTCTACCTACTTTATTCTTTGCTTTCTTGAGGTCTGCCTTTCGAGGTCTACCTCTTTTCACGACAGGAGTTACGACATCATTCATACCAGCCTTAAAGGTTATTGGTGTTTACCGACATAAAAACTTCTATGGACTATGTACTTTAAAGTTACTTAGATGAAAAGTCTTTACGTTTATGTTAAACTATTATAATTATTACTTATAATGTATAATCATAATAAGAGTTTTTCCTTTAAAGTAAAAACATCCTTAGTGTTTTTTCTTTATAGATACTATTATATCACGTCTTTTCGTATTTGTCAAGTCTTTTCTTAATTATTTTACACTATTGTTATTGTCGTAGCCTTACAGGAGAGAACTTTAGAGTTCTTAGTAGCCCATTCGGGTGTGCTTTTTCCTTTAGAATCAAACTATTATAATGATTGTCTAAAGACTATATTGCTCTTTTTACTTTTTAGGAATCTGAGTAGTACCCTTAAATATTACAAAGCAGTAACACCCCTCCCCCCTATGTAAGTAAACACTCACATACTTTAAAGTTAGTAAGTAGTCACTTCTAAGTAAGTTAACGCTCACTTCGATGTAAGTAAGTAGTCACTCCAAAGATAGTAAGCACTTACTCTTAAGTTAGTAAGTAGTTACTTCTTAGGCTCGATAGTTTCATACTATTGGAAACATAGAAGTCATTGAAGCAGCCTATTGAGCCACTTCACAGACCTAGAATAATAACCCTACAATTTAGTCAAGTATTATCATAGAATTATATTATATAAAATTATATAGTGAGTAGACACTAACATATTATTCCTGGAATTCTTAAGGGTTTTCCCTAAGTATCTGATTAGAATCGATTTAAGGGGCTTCTGAGCCGTTTTAATCGTTTATGATAGGTTAGTATTAATTGTAAAAGATCTCTAGTTTCACCATATTGGTGCATAGACTATCTAAGCAAAATTCATGCCATTATTGCACTACTAAGGGTTTACCCTATTAGGGAATGTCCTAGTACATTTATCTGTAAAAATGACGATAATAGAAGTTAGAAGTTAAACATTAATTAATTGAAAGGTACATCATGGCAATCACTTTAAAAGAAGCAAGGACAATAGAGAAGCTAATCAATACTCTTGAAACATCTACTATCATGCGTAATCTATACCTAAGAGAAGAATCTACAATGACGGAAAACGATTATATTACATCGAAGAATATGTATAATCAAGCGTGTAGAGATTTAGAAAAGTTTAATATTCGAATTAGTGGTTATTAATTAAGGACAATGCAAAATGATACCATTTAAAAGAAGAGCTTTACTAGGTTTTAACACGAATGCTAAGACTGTAAAAGGTGAGAAAATAGGATTCTATACAGGTATTCTATATCTTGCTCCTAGTGACCTATCAGGTTTTAACGTGTGTGGCATGGCTAAGCTTGCTAAGTGTAAAGAACCATGTTTATACACTGCAGGAAGAGGAGCATTCAATAGCATACAATTAGCACGTATTAGCAAAACACAATATTATTTTAATGAGCGTAATAACTTTATGATTAATATCTATAAAGATATAGAGAAGGGTATCAGTAAAGCAAAAAAACTTAATCAAGAGTTATTAATACGCTTAAATGGTACAAGTGATATTCGTTTTGAAAATGTATCATTCGTACACAATGGCATAGAGTATTCAAACATCATGGAAGCATTCCCTAATGTTCAATTCTATGATTACACAAAATACACTAATAGAGATACTTTACCTGTTAACTATGATTTAACATTCTCTTATAGTGGAGCGGATACATTCACAAAATACAATGATATTGCAATAACTAAGGGTTATCGTATAGCTACAGTTTTCCGTTATGAAAAGAATATCCCTAGTGTTTTCAAGGGTATTAAGGTAATAGCTGGTGATAATAGTGACGTGCGACACATTGAAGAGAAAAACACTATTGTCGCATTGTATGCTAAGGGTAAAGCGATTAAGGATACTTCGGGTTTTGTAGTAGGGTAAGGGTTTACCCCTATTGTGTACTAACATCATAGGGGCTTAAAATTTAACTGTAGCATTCAATCAATCAACAATTTATAGAGGGTTATCATGATAGTGTTTAATTATGCAAGTAAAAAAGAATTAAAAGAGAATATTGGAAAACCATTACGTTACATTGAGACTTCAATGTTTGGTAATGAGTACTTAGACAATGGTAAACTAATTGGAGCGAATAGACCTCATATAACAGGCAAAGGACGTGAGTTTTTTGCTTCTGTAGTAATGAGTAATGGTTTAATTTCAAAAGTTAACTAAGGGGCTTACCATGAAATCATTTAAATGGGTTGTAGAATTTGAAGTAACTCAAAATTGGGTCGAAGACGGTTTTAATATTACTGAAGATCGCGCGAATGATATGCTTGCAAATGCATTGCCTTACGCTTACGGTTCTGAATATAAAGTTAAGATTATTAAATCGCCAAGTGCTACATCAATATCTAAAATACAGGGGGCTTAATATGTTATTAAAAGATTATGTTACTGAAGAGCGTATAAAAGAATTTATTGTTGCTGATAGTGGTTATATATACGTACAGGATTTACTATTAGAAAATAATATATGGATTGAAGTAGGCGATTATAGGATTGATATTCTATTAGATCTCTTTGATCGTGCTATTGATAGTTTATGTTGTCACTGTACAGGAGATTAAATAATGAGTACATTTATTGATTATTTACTAGGTGGTTTATTTATGGTAGTAATGGGCTTAGGTTTAGCGTTAATTTATATATACAAAACAGGAGGGTTTTAATATGTTAATTGAAATTACTAAAGAGCAGTTAAGAGCATTAGATCAATTATCTACTATAGGGGATTATTACCTTGAAAACATGGGAGTAGATAACAGTATGTATAAAAGTGATATGGAAGATATAGAAGAGGCTCAAGAAGTTATTAAACACATTGAAAAACAATTTATGGAGGTAGCAAAATGAAGGCATCAATACATTACGTAAGACTTACTAACAGAGTAACTATTACATTAATTTTTAATATTGATAAAGAAGGATGGATTATTATCAATGATGGAACGGAAGGGGCTATACATGGCAAAATGGGGCAATCGGGTGCAGTATTAAAAGAGCGTACGCATCATTATTTTTGGATTGGAACACGTGAATATGAATTAGTAACAGACCCAACAGAGGACGGCAAACAATGGGAATCTTTTAGTTTTTTTGATATTAAAAAACAAAACTATATTGATAATGCACATGGTAAGATAAACGAGGTCGCATAATGAATAGAGAATACTTAAAAGAATGCTATCCTGATTTACTTATATTAGATGGGTTTGATCATGCTATTGTTGGAGTAGTAAGACGTATAGGATTAGAGGCAATATGCTATAGTGAAGAGTTAGTGCTTAAAGAATTAGTGAATCAAGGTATGAGCTACAATGAGGCAATAGAATACTTCGAATTTAACATCATAGGGGCTTGGGTTGGTGAGCATACTCCTATATTTTTAACTACAGAGGATTAAATCATGACTAGAAAAGAATTACTTTATGAGTTAACAAAATACGAATTAGATTATCTTATACAAAATGTAGATTATATGCTAGATTTTTATGAGTTTTTCGCTAAAGGTGGTTTTTATAATTGGAGTGATAAAGAATTACAACGTAAATATGATAAGTTTATAAAAGAGGAGGATTAATAATGAATACTATATATCAGGAGGTTAAAACACTCATTGAAGAGTATAAGGATGAGATTCTAGAATCACGAGAATGGTTTTATGCTTTATACAATTCAGATTATGAAGTAAATGTACACGATTACCTAGAGCAAGGCTTTTTCTGTGTTAATCTGTACCCTCGTAAAAATGGCGATACCGACTGGAGCGTTATGTATAACCTCTATTCATTACAATTTAAAGGATAAATCATGGCTAAAGTAACTATAGAAGTAGAATTACCCGAAGGACAGAAGATACCTTCAGCGTATGATATTCAACGCTTAACAGACCCTAATTGGATGAGTATATGGTGGCATACTGAGGACGTACAAAACCACGCTAGAGACTGTGATATAAAGATAAGCGAAGGAGAAGCAAGAGTAGTTTTATCACTCGCAGAAGATAACCATGATTGTAATGTGGGTATTAACTGGGATGTGTTATCGTATTGGATTGACCAAGTAAGGGAAAATTAAACCATGAATAAAGAAACTGAGAAGTTATTAACGATATATTTTACTAGTAAAGACATTGACTATCTGTTAAAATTGATTGACGAAGGTAGAGAATTTAAAGGACTCTTTGGGGCTATTGTCGAGGAGTGGAACGAAAAACAGGAGGAACTAAAACCATGAAGCATAACATAATTTTCAACTCAAGAACGGATTTAATAGACTACTTATGGGAGAACTTCCCCAAGTGGGACGATAAACCCTCTGTAATCAATGCAGATAAAGCGTTAATCATAGTGGATGGAGTACGATTAGAGATAGACGGAGCGTTATTAACTATTGACCTAGGGGAAGCGGAATGAGAGACGAACTTAAAAAACTACACGAGGAAAAGAATGTATTCAAGTATGATTTTGTCTATATTCCTAGTGTAAAAACCGATATTATGCAAGTATTTAAGGATAAGTACGGATTTCTTGAACCTAGCAAAAAGCTCACAGAAGGAGGGTATAGAGAAAAAGTGTAATATACTACACAAAATCAGAAACACACAGAAACATAGTTTTAAGCAGTTTTTACTGCAAATGAGGCTCAGGTATTACTTTTAAACTAAAACGGCTCTAATAGCCCTTTAAATCGATTCTGGAGGTATTATGAAGTGTTATTGCTGCGATGTTATCCTAAGTGACTATGAAGCCACGAGACGGAATGCTATTACGAGTGAGTTTATCGATATGTGTAATAAATGTTACAAAAGTGTGTGTAAAGTAGTGTTGGCAGTCGAGCGTGACGACCTAAGACATGATGTAATCGAGGATGAATTTGAGTATGAATCATTCGATGAAATTAAATTAGACAAAGTACTTGACAACTAAAAAATCAGTGATACAATAATTACTAAGAAGAAAAAACATTAAATACTATAGTAATAATTACATTATAAGTAATTCTTAACATAGTAGTTTTACTTTAAAGTATCTTATAGTAGCACTTCAACAATCTGAAAGGACTGAAGGACTATGGACGATAGATTTGACAACGAAGCAGGAGCATATCACTTTGCCTTAGATGGTATTGTCGATTTCATCAAAATATATGGTTATGATGTCGTACTTCAAGACATTAATGATTATTATCTATGTGTATTAGAATCCCAAAGAAGAGCATCTAATGATGAGTAATGTATCCTTACTCAGGAAGAGTCAATTCATTAAGCACACAGAATGTGCTCAGTGTGGTAGTAGTGACGCTAACAGTTTATTTGATGATGATCACCAGTATTGTTTTGCTTGTAAAGCGTATGTACAAGGTAACGACATTACCACTGATTATGTCGAACAATTTAAGAAGAATAAACCAACTATGAAAGAATTTAAAGAATATGTCGATATTACTTATTGTTCTATCCCTGCTCGCAATATTACTCAATCTACTTGCGTAAGTTATGATGTAAAAGCGACTGATGATAAACATTATTATCCGTACACGAATGAGAACGGAGAGATTGTCGCAGTAAAGATTCGAGGTGTTAAAGATAAGTCATTCAGGACTGATGGTGAGTTTAAAGAAGGACTGTTATTCGGTCAGTCTAAATTCTCAGGTGGTGGTAAGTATGTCACTATCGTTGAAGGTGAACTTGATGCATTGTCGGCATTTCAGATGATGGGTTCAAAGTACCCTGTAGTGTCTATCAAGACAGGAGCTGCTTCGGCTCTGAGAGACTGTAAAGATAACTATGAATGGTTAAACTCATTCGAGCATATCGTGGTGTGCTTTGACCAAGATGAACCTGGACTCAAGGCATCTAAAGAGGTGGCTGAACTGTTTGGTAATAAAGTATCTATTGTTAAACACAAAGCAGGTTTTAAAGATGCAAGTGATTATCTTCAGAGTAATCAATCTAAGGACTTCACTGATGTATGGTGGAATGCAGAGCAGTATGTACCTGATGGCATCATTAGTGCTCAGGTGCTCTTAGAAGACCTCAAGAAGCCATTAACTAAAGCTCCTGTACTCTACCCTTGGGATGGCTTAAATAAGATGCTATATGGGCTTAGAACGTCTGAGTTAGTGGTTCTCGCTGCAGGTTCAGGCTTAGGTAAATCTACAATTGTCAGAGAGCTTGTGTCGAACATCCTAAATAAGACAGAAGAGAAGGTTGGATTAGCATTCTTAGAAGAGACTCCTGAGAGGACTATGCGAGGCTTAGTAGGATTAGAGATGGCTAAGAAGATTCACTTACCTGATGCTGTCTATGACCCTGAAGAAGTAGAACGAGTCTATGAGCGATTAGACTTAAAGAATCGAGTATTCCTCTGGGAGCACTTCGGCTCTAATGACATCGTGAATGTGTTAAACAGACTCAGGTATTTCGTCAAGGTGTTAGGTTGTAAGTGGTTAGTCTTAGACCATTTAAGTATCCTTGTCTCAGACCAAGCAGGTGGCGATGAGCGTAAGAACATTGACATGGTAATGACTAAACTTAGGACATTTGTACAAGAGGTTAACTGTGGACTGTTATTAGTATCACACTTGAAACGTGCTGAAGGTAAATCACTGGAGGACGGTGCAGTGACTAGCTTAGGTATGCTCAGAGGCTCAGGTTCTATTGGGCAGTTAGCAGATGCAGTTATCGGAGCAGAACGTAACAGTCAAGCACCTGACATTCGTGAACGTAACACAACTCATGTTAGAGTGTTGAAATCACGTTATACTGGCTACACTGGTCCTGCTTGTAGTTTATTCTATGATGATGCTACTGGACGTTTACAAGAGATAAGGGACATACTATGAAACATAACGAATTTCTATTATTAGTTGGCATTGGTATCATTCTCTGTGGGTTTATAATCTTTGCTACAGAGATAGGTAAGAAGGAGTATAGGTTTCACTGTGATGCCTTAATAGGTGGTTGGCATCCTGATTTACCTCATAAGTATGCAGCCTTATGTGCTGAAGCTAAACTGGCAAAGAACGATAGATGACCTTTAATATTTATACACGAGAAGGAAGACACTTTATGCAATTCTTTGAAACAATAGATGAACTAATAGCACACATGATTAAAAATAACCAACACTCTTACCATAGGATAGACTAATGAAAGCATTTCCAAGCACTGAACCGATTTACAGGAACGATGTAATTGGCATGAAACAAAGCAATGGTATGGACTTACGAGATTACTTTGCAGGTCAAGCAATAGACGGACTTTTAGCAGAAGGTGGGTGGGGCGGTGACCTATCATATTTTGAAGACGTTGCAGTAGGCGCATACAGAATGGCAGATGCAATGATGAAAGCGAGGGATAAATGAAACCAAGTGCATACATATCAGAAGCAGGTGTAGTATTTAAAGAAAAACCTGCTAACATTCTGTTTGCCTTAACACCTTTGTACACGTCACCTGAGATACAATACTGGCATAGTTTAGTTAAAGACCAAGATAAGAAGATTTTTGATTTAAAGACTGCTCTTGAATATGCTAATAAAACACATAAATTACGTGAATTAAGTGAAGATGAAATCAAAGAAGTCTATGACCAGTACTTTGACCTTGAGAATTTTGATTGGCTACACTTGCAATGTATTAGAGAAATTTTACAGAAAGCGAGTGAGAAATGAGCCAAAATATTTTTTGTAGCAAATGCCACAGAATACCTAGTCAATGTTGTTGTTCGTCAGCAAAAAGAGAAGAAGAGTGTAAAATATTGCTAAAAAGTACACTAAAAGTGTAAATATCGGTAATATTTTAAACAAAAGGATAAAATAACGCATGGAAAATCAGATTTTAGTAAATTTTATACAGACACCTGATGGAACTAAAATATACTCTAGACACAGACACGATTATGTAACTCACCTTGATAAGAACGGTAAGGAGTACACGGTAGATGGCGGACTTGATTATTTACAGAGGAACATTCACAATGATGCTCCATTTACTGAATTGAGTTTATACGAAGGTGATGATTTTAGTATCATTCGTAATGAGTTTGCCTGGGGCACTAGAGGAAAAGACGGTAGACAGCCATTAACTTTTAAAGTATTATCTAGTTTAGAAGACGATCATATTCAGGCAATACTTGATACTCAGCATCATATTTATAATAGCATTAGGACTTTATTTAAACTTGAACAACAATGGAGGACTGATCATGTCGAGTGAATACACACCTGATAAATGGGTTGTAGTTGAAGTGCACACCAAAGATGGCGAGATACTTTACAAGGTACTTGGTAGTTGGTACGGTGGTTACACTGGTTCAGATGAGTGGAGGTTTAGCTCAGGTATTACTAGCGTAGTACACCATGATAAACATTATGATATTCATAATCATTCTGGTAGTGTGTATACTTGTTATAAAAACTCTAGAGGCATGAGTTCTTTTACTGCTGATGTGTTTCATAATCTTAAAAAGCAGTTAGAAGAGAAAGACATGGGTACAATGAAAATATCCGTTTCAGCTTTACTTGAAGATCAATTTAAACCAGGAGAAGTAAATGAGTGATCACGCAGATATAGGTTACAACATTGAGAATATATCGTATAAAATCAATAACTTACGAAGTGTTTTATCAATGGCAGCAGAGCACGAAACAGGTGAAAGTAGTGCTGTACTCTGGTCAGTTTATGATTCACTAGAACCATTAGTAGGAGCATTAGAATTAGAAGTAAGTAACTTATTTACATTACATCGTGAAGAGTTAAAAGAAGCAGTTAAATCAACTAAGAAAGGTAAATCAAAATGAGTGATAAAATGGAATTAAGTGTAAAGATTATTAAAGAGTGTGAAGACGGTTCTGCTATCATTACAGTAGACATGGACGCAGCCACAAAAGACTTTCTTATCGGTGAAGGTATACTCGCTGTTCTTAAACGTGGTTTAGCAACGTCTGAGAGTGCTGTAACTGATGATATGTTGAAGGAGGATGAGCCAATTGGAGAGAATTGAATATTATATTGTTGCACTTACAGGACTCGGTTATTTAACTGTAGGTGTGTTACAATTCTATAAAGGTGCTACTTCTAATGCAATTATCTGGAGTGGTTATGCGTTTGCACAAATCGGTTTATTAATGAATTTAAAATAATGAAGATTGTTCTTGACATTGAAACGACAAGCACACACGATGTTATATGGTGTTGTGTTACTCGTGATATGGATACTGATGAGGTGATTGTATGGAAAGCAGCAAGTGGATTACAAAAGTATTTGGACAATTGCGATTTGATTATCATGCAAAACGGAATAAACTTCGATGCTCAGATACTCAGGAAAGTATGGAACGTCACGATGAGATTGAGCCAAGTGTCAGACACGCTCGTTCTCAGCAGACTCCTGAGTCCAAGCCTAGAAGGAGGTCATAGTTTAGATGCATGGGGTACTCGCTTAGGTTTTCCTAAAGGAGACTTCAAAGATTGGGATGGTGGTTTAACTGAGGAGATGATTACTTACTGTGTGCAAGATACTTTAGTAACTGCTAAACTGTATGATCATTTAATTAAAGAACTGAACTCTAAAGGGTTCTCACAAAGGAGTATTGAACTTGAGCACAATGTACAAGCGATTATTACAAAACAAGAAGTCAATGGTTTTAAACTCGATCAGAGGAATGCTTTGCAGCTTTTATCTGAACTTAAAACTAAGTTGGATGCTATTGAAGTTGAAATGCAAGTCATTTTTCCTGCGAGAGTAGAATCTAATCGTATTAGTAAACTAAATAAACCTCTTAAAGATATTGTTACACCTTTCAATCCTGGGAGTCGTAAACAGATCGGTGAGAGGCTTATAGAACGTGGCTGGAAGCCGTCAAAGTTTACTGAGACAGGTCAGCCTATTGTAGATGAAGTAATCCTTGCTGATAGCGTTATACCTGAAGCTAAAGCCATTGCAGAGTATCTGATGCTACAGAAAAGAATTGCTCAGATAGACTCATGGTTAAATGAGTTAAAGGAAGATGGTAGAGTACATGGTAGAGTAATCACTAATGGAGCTGTAACTGGAAGGATGACACACCGTAATCCTAACATGGCACAAGTCCCTAATAGTGGCAGTCCCTACGGAGAAGAATGTAGGAATCTATGGATTGTTGAGAAAGGATATAAGTTAGTAGGCATTGATGCATCAGGACTAGAACTCAGGATGCTTGCACACTATATGAATGACGATGAATATACACATGAAATTATACAGGGCGACATCCACTGGAAGAATACGACTTCACTCGGATTCTATTCAAAAGAAACTATCAGGGATAAAAAAGACCAAGGGCATGAACAGGCAAGGAACAAAGCTAAGACGTTTATTTATGCATTCCTCTATGGTGCAGGAGCTTCCAAGATCGGGACGATTGTTGGAGGTAATGCGAAAGAAGGACAAAAGCTCATTGATAATTTTCTACAGAATACACCGAAACTCTCAGAACTACGGCAGAAAGTTAGTCGCATCAGTGCTAAAGAAGGAGCACTTCCGAGTCTTGATGGACGTAAGATATTCATTCGCTCGGAGCATTCAGCGGTCAACACGTTATTGCAAGGCGCAGGTGCTATCGTGATGAAGCAAGCATTAGTTATACTCGATAAGTCTTTAAAACGTGCTAAAATAGATTATAAGTTTGTAGCTAATGTTCATGATGAATGGCAGGTTGAAGTTAAAGAATCAGAAGCAGACGCTGTAGGTGGTTTAGGAGTTAAAGCGATTGAACTTGCTGGAGTGCAGTTTAGCATGAGATGTCCTTTGACAGGTGAATACAAAGTAGGTAACTCTTGGAAGGAAACACATTGATGAACAGACTCAAGCAAACCATTGTAGAGATGATCAGAGCAGGGGAATCTCCTGAAGCAATCATTGCATACTTAGATCAGTTAACAAAAGAGTTGACAAACGTCAATGTTTATGTTAAAGCCATGGAAGAAAGGGCATTTAGACCATGACCAACATACCTGATGGTTTTGAACCACTAATTATGATTGGTATTGTAAATGATGATTTAATGTTGTTTACAAATCAGTCAAGTAATGATACAATAGACTTATTAGAGCAGTCATTAGAATTTGTAGTAGAAGGTGATGATGTAGTAGGAAGTCCA